AACTTCAAGATATTTTTAGAGGTGTGTATACAGTTTGGAATCATAGGTGCAATTATTTATGGTTCACGTGTTTTCATCAAGAATATCCCCTTCCCACTTGAAGGGTGGTACGGCTACGAGCACTCCGCACTCGGTGAACTACGGAGCTTGCCTTTAATGGTCTTCATCTTCATGTTCTTCCAGCGCCGGACGCAAGACAAGATGAGGCACCTTATGGGTGTCCGGCCGTATCCGCGTCTCTGACCAAGACCATATAGGTTTCTTACGGCGACACGCAGGGGCCCGATCCGTCCGCGCCGTATTGTCCGAGTGCCATAGGACTCCTCGAACAAGCGTCTTTGGAAGACTCAGACTCTTTGAAATACGCTTGACTGTTGCCGGTCCACGCTCCTTCAAAAACTCAAGCACTTGGGGCTCCTGGTCCGACATTCTCTGGAACAGAAAAGCCCAAAAGCTTTAACTTTTCTTTGAACTCGGCGTTCTCACCCTTTCCAGGTATGTTCGGAGCCGAGTTGGTCAAAAGACACTGACGAATAGACTCGATCTCGAGCTTCGAGAGCGTCATGGCCCCGAGCCGAAAGTCCTCGAAGGCTTCACACGTCACGGGAACGATGGGGCGGATACGCTCGTAGATCTGGGTCGCTAGGTCCCGAATCTCCTTTTGGGCGTGATCCTCCATACGTAGGCTCAAAAAGTGGAGGAGATTGTGAAGATCAATTTTCCAGTAAAATTCAGTGAATGTACACTGGGGCAGGTGGGCCCGGGCCAGTTCGCGAGAGACACCCTTCTCCAGAAGCTCGTCATAGACATGAAAAGCCAAATCACACGAGGTCTTTTGTTTGGCCAAAAGGTTCGGGGACTCGAAGGGCTCTTCACCTCCCTGGCCGCGGCTCGTCGATTGCTTGCGGAGCTGGTCAGGCAAGTAGAACTCGTCAGGGATGACCGAGTACCGAGCGCTCATCTCGTTGACTGACGCCGTTCGGTGCCGAAGCCACTGACGCGCCACGTAGATGGGGGCCCGGATATGAAATTTGAACTCGACCATCTCGAAAGGTGTCGTGTGCCTGTGACGCATGAGGTACCGGATCAGGGCGCGGTCGTCGCTGACGCTCTTCGTCCCTGCGCCGTAGGAGACGCGGGCGGCTTGGACGATGGACTCGTCCGTGCCCATAGAGTCAACGAGGCGAACGAAGCTCATTTTTTGATTAGAATACGATCAGCGTTTTTAAGCGGGGAATCCACCTAAAAACGCTCCCGACAGGGATCGAACCTGTGACATTCAGATTAACAGTCTGACGCTCTACCGACTGAGCTACAGGAGCTTGAAAGTAGTTTTAGGACGTGCTTAGGTCCAAAGAAATCACTTTTTATGTATATCGCATCTATAGTACGTGTAGACAGTCTCATCACAACTCCAACCACGATTATCGATGACGTACTTTGTATGAAAACAACCACACGCTTTCATATCGCATTTTTCATCATCACTCCCCTTATAGTCGTGAATACTGTGATATTCATCACTGTTAGCTCTAAAATTGTAAGGATCGCATCTCGTCATTTATCATATAACTTACCATTTCTCTAACTAAGTTGCGCACATCGGGAATCGAACCCGAGCTAGCACCTTGGAAGGGTGCTGTACTACCACTATACTATGCACGCTCCGACCTGCCGGAATCGAACCAGCGACCGTAGGATCTCTTGTGACGACTACAGTCCCACGCTCTACCAACTGAGCTAAGGTCGGGCGAACAGTTTAGGGACTCGTGTTCAGGTCCGGGAGTCGAGAACTCACGTTCTCTCCTACATACTAAAAATCCTTTTCACACCCTGAATGTCCGTGCGACACCCAGGACACGTGCGTTTGACTCGGGTACTCGTCCAGCACGTTGCACAGACCGTGTGGCCACATGGGTCGATGAATAGGTCAATAAGCCGATCTTGGCAAATAAAACACAAAAACTTGGCGTACCTTTCAGCCTCCGTATCCTGCAAAACCTTCTCCATCGCTTCAACCTTCCCCTTGAGTTCCCCACATTGTTGAGTCAGGGCGACGATGCCCGATTCGGACTCGTAGTTGTCTACTACTGAAGCGAGTCTGGCCTTTAAGTCTTCAGAAGGCACTGATTCTATAATTAGTTTGGAAATTTGAGCACTCTTTTGGAGCTCCTCAAGTTCGCTCAACTTGATGCCGAGGTCACGCTTTTCCTTGGCGAATTTACGTTTGAAAACCCCAAGTTCCTTTTCGAACTCTTTCCAGGACTCGTCGAGTTCACACGGGATGGTTGGAACTTCAGGGGGTCTCGGCTGACGGGTAATAGGTGCAAACCCACTCAGGGCCTCGAGTGTAGCCTCAAGCATTGCCTGTGACGGGTCTATATATGAAAAAGCCATCTGACCTTTGCACAGACTAGTTTTCTATTTTTTATCCGCGCTCTTAGTAAATGGCACTCTACGATACCCTGATTCTCGTAGTGGCTCTGACCCTGATTCTCTTTGGTCTTCAGGCATTCTTCGATAATGACAGGCGTCAGGTGGCGTCGGAGGTGATCAAGGCAACCTTTCTGATGGTGACCGGCCTGTACTTTTTGTACTTCTGGTACACCGAGGTTACGCTCGGCTCCAGCAGCAGCAACTCGGGCTCTTCTTACTTGTAGAAGACATGAATTCGTAAATAGTCTCAAAAGACCGTGATTCGCTCAGAAGTTTCGCCTTCCCTCCGTACCACTCCATAAGAGTTCGCGTGTCCTCGGGGGACAACTCCATATCACAGAGGTCACCCAGGAGGTGCATGGGCGACCCGTACTCAATCTTCTGAATTTGAACGAAAATTCGTTGAAGGGTCACGGCCCGTGTTTTTTCGAGAACCTCTTCGATACCCGCCCCAGGATTCATCTTCTGGATGTACTTGACGAGGTCAGGGCCTGACAAGGACTCCATTTATTTTGTAATAATATATAAATGGCTGACCCTAAGTCAGATTTGGCTTTCTTGTTTCTTTTGGTTCTCATTTTGGGAGCTCTGGGTGTCAGCAGCTTCGTCGAGGCGAGCAGCAAGGGTCAGAGCAAAATGGGCCAGCGATTCTTTGCACTTTTGTACATTTTGTTCGCCGTCGGTCTAATTGCATATAAAATAAGCCACCCTTAGATGACTAATGAAGAACCTCCATCTCGTAGGTCGTATCGATGGCGTCTGGGTCTCATGTGCGTCCCACCTCGAGGGAATTATGAATCGAATCGCTGAAAAGTGCGGATTTACAGTCGTTTCCCGAGCTTTTCACCAATTTGAGCCTCACGGGGCAACGGGTGTTCTGGTTCTGGCCGAGAGTCACTTCAGTGCCCATACGTACCCGGAACTGAACATGATTTATATAGACGTGTTCTGTTGTTCCGACGAATTTAAGCCTAACATCTGCGCCTCGATCATTCAAGATGAGTTTGCAGCCGACTCTGCATCGTGGCAAGTTATTTCGCGCTAAATTTTCGTTTCGACTCCAGGGACCGTGATCGTCCTTGGGGCCGAAGCCCGCTTTTTTGGGTTTTTGAGTCCGGGGTCCAAAACACGAGGTGTTTTGTCCGTCCGTCTAGTTGGAGAAGGCAAGGCCGCCCATGCCAGACTGGATGCGCAGGATGTTGTAGTTGACAGCGAACATCTTCTGCAGAGGGGTGGTGTAGTTACCCTTCATGTTGATAGCCACCTGGGCGTTATCAATGCGAGAGAAGTTGCAAGTGCCGGTGGGCTGGTGCTCCTCGGGCTGCAGCGCGAAGCTGTAGCAGTAGATGCCGGGGTATGGCACGCCGCTGTGGTACACGTATGGCTGGTACTGGTTGAAGTACTTGCCCTGCTGCTCCTTGAAGCGGTCCTGTCCGTTCAGCACCAGCTTGAAGTTGTACAGGGGGCCGACCTCCACGGGGACGGTGGACACGTTGGACGAGCCCTCCTCCACCCAGAAGATGCCAGTGGAGGTGTTGGAGGTGACGGTCGCGACGGTCACGCCCAGGTTGGAGAACAGGCGGGGAGCGCCCACGGTGTGGGGCAGAGCGCCAGTGGCCAGGGTGCCGGAGGCACCGCAAGTCACGTTCACGTTGGCGCAAGAGGTGGAGAAGTTCCACAGCGAGTTGTAGGCCGTGGAGCTGGTGTTGGTGTAGCACCAGATGAGCTCCTTCACTGGGTGGTTGAAGGACAGACGGATGGTCTGGGCGCCCTGGGGGCTGCTGGACAGACCGCCGGCAGTGGCCGTGATGGAATCGCCACCGGTGTGCTGCACCTGCTCGATCAGGTACTCGTGGCCCTTCTGGGCGAAGCGGCGGCGCTCCTCAGTGTCCAGGTACACGTAGTTGGCCCACACCTCGAACACGGCGCTGGTGCCGAAGTAGCTGGTGAAGTAGCTGGTCAGGTCGAAGTCCAGACGCACCTCGTGGTACTGCAGGGCAATCAGAGGCAGATACAGGCCGGGGTTGCGGTTGAAGAAGAACAGCAGAGGCAGGTACACGCTGTTGGGGTTCACGGTGTCGTAGAAGGCGGAGCTGGAAGAGGTCAGCTTGCCGTAGTTGATCTTCTCGCTCTCGGAGAGGAACAGCTCGGCGTACAGGCGCCACCAGGTCTGGTAGTGCTTGTCAATGCGCTGGCCACCGATGGTCAGCTCAATGTCAGCCACGGAGCGCTCAGCCACCCAGCACATGTCGATGTTGGTGTTGGTCGAGGTCAGGTTGGAGCTGTTCAGCTGGGTGGGCTGCAGGCGGATGTACATGTCACCGACCAGGTCGCCGTTGCGGGCAATGGTCACGGACACGCGGCCACCGTTGGAGGGGGTACCGTTCACCGTCTGCTGGATGTTCTCCATCGCAAAGTTAGTGTGGCGCTTGTACACAGCCTGGAAGAAAGTCACCTTGGGCTGGCCCGTCAGGTACACGTCCTGCGCGCCGTAAGCAACGAGTTGCATAAGTCCTCCGGCCATGATCGCTTGGTACTAGTACCCAAGAAAAAAATTTTGACTCGAAAATCACGTTTAGTTCGCGAACGCGAGACCTCCGAGACCAGATTGGACACGAAGGATATTGTAGTTGACCGCGAACATCTGTTGGTTCACGGCCGGCATACCCGTCTTCAGGTTGACGGCAATTTGGGCCATATCGATACGGCTAAAGTTGCACGTGCCGCTTGGCTGCAGCTCCTCAGGCTTGAGGGCGAACGAGTACACGTAGATGCCAGGGTATGGAATGCCCGAGTGGTACACATACGGCTGATACTGATTGAAATACTTTCCGTACTGGGGAACAAACCGGTCCGTGCCGTTCAGGATGATCTTCGCCTGGTGGAGAGGACCCACCTCCTGGCCATAGGTGGCGTTCGATGAAATAATGGGAATACCGGACTCGACCCAGAAGACGTTGCCCGTCAGAACGTTCGACTGAACGGTCATAAGAGTACCCACCTGAATGTTGCTGGATGTGACGACGGTGTTTGACGAGGCGTACAGAGGAGTCGCAAAAGGAGCCGGAACGTACAGAACAGGAGAGCCCACGTGGGCCGGAGAGAATGGCGCCTGCGAACCGGCCAGCTTGGAGGGGTCAACGGTCACGTTCACGTTCGACACGTTCGAGCAGAAGCTCCACATGGAATTGGGGTTGGTCGAAAAGGCTGGGTTCTGGTAACACCAGACGAGCTCCTTGACTGGGTGATTGTACTGCATACGGATCACACTGGGGGTGTTCTCGTTGGTCGAGCCGACTGGGTCGGCGTTCACGTGCTGAACCTGCTCAATAAGGTACTCGGCGGGCTTCTTGGCCACCTTATCACGCTCTTCCGTGTCCAGGTACACGTAGTTGGCCCACACGGCGAAAGGATTGTTTCCGAAATAGCTTGCGTATTGGGGAGTGATGGTAAAGTCGATACGGACCTCGTGGTACTGAAGGGCCACTAGGGGCAGGAACAGACCGGGGTTACGGTTGAACCAGAAAAGCAGTGGCAGGTACACGTAGCTTGGAGAGGTGATGGAATTGGTTGGGGAAGGGCACGAGGTCAACTTGCCATAGTTCTGCTTCTTGGTGTCATTCAGGAACACCTCGGCATACAGACGGAACCAGAGCTGGTAGTGCTTATCGATAGACTGTCCGCCAATGAAAAGCTCAACGGACGTGAAAGCACGCTCGGCAACCCAGGCCATGTCGGCCACGCTGTTATTCGTGGTCAAGTTTGAAGTGCTTGTGGGGGTTGGCTGAAGAACGACAAACATGTCGCCGACCAAGTCGCCTGAGCGAGCGAGCGTCACGGAGGCCAGGCCTCCCGGGCCGATGTTACCGGCCACCGTCTGCTGCACGGTTTCCATAGCAAAATTGGTGTGACGCTTGTAGGCCGTCTGGAAAAAAGTCACTTTGGGGTCGCCCGTCAGGTACACATCCTGCGCTCCGTACGCGACGAGTTGCATAAGAGCGCCTCCAGGCATTTTAATATCAGCTGCGAAAATATTCGAGACCTTTTTCCTACAAGAATAATACAAATGTCTCGCCCACGTGCACCCCCACCAAAGATTGTTCAGCAGCCCGAGCCCGAGGAGGACGAGGAGGATGAGGACGAGGAGATGGACTTTGAGGAGGGCATGGATATGTTCGAGGCGCTCGGCAGTCTGCTCGCCACAGAGGAGGGTGAGACTATCGCGACTGCCCTGGTGAGCCTCAAGGATGCCGCCGAGAAGATTGCTTTGAACTTGGAGATGCACAATAAGCTCATGGTCAAGATTGCGGCCGCTCTGAACAAGATGGTTCCAGCGCCTGCTCCAGTCCTGGCAGATGCCTAGGGATCACAAGTCCTTCGGACTTGGTCTCGCCCACTTAAAAAAGTCTCGCGCTATTCTATCAATGTCTAAGGCGTCCACACAGAAGAAGGCGGCTCCCGTCCCAGATGGAAGTGTCTACCAAAAGGAAATCAACTCGTGGACTGCTGATGACCTACACAACAAGTTGAACGATTGTGAGCGAAATTTGTACCTAAATTTGCAAAACACCGACAAACGCCAAGAGATTTACTCCAAGTTGGCGGACAAGTGGCTCCCGGCCAGTCCCAGGCGGGACGAGTACGGCCTCCCTATTGATATTAATAAGGAGGATCTCGAGCGTATGCTTGAGAAGAAGCGCATCACAGTCAATATTTGTGGCTACATGCTTGCCCGTGCCGAGCTTTTGGAAATTACCAAGTCCGAGACGGAGGATATTAATGGAGATAAGATGAGTTTTGAGCGGCGTATCAAGCGGTTCCGTGAGTGTTACAAGACGGTCGTGAACAAGTTTATTGAGAATGATGCCGAGTACAAGATGTTCAACCAGCCCCTGGTTGAGAATCCTGACGTGGACTTTGACTTGGGCGAGTCGACCAGTCCGTATCAGACCCTCCTCATCTACCTGCTCAGGCAAGCGTACAAGAACGGGTACCGGCGGTATCGCGACCAGTGTTGTAAGGAGATTCGAAACACGCGAGCTTGGAAACCCGTCAAGGAGATCAAGGACTTTGTGTATGACGAGACCCAAAAGGAGGATAACGTGGAGATGTGGATGAATCTGACGAATCGTGGAAACATGGCCAACGACGTCATCAGGCACTTGTCCAACTGTAAGGATATTCAGTTTTCTGAGATTAAAAAGGACCGACACGTCTGGTCCTTTGAGAATGGGCTTTTGGACGCTCGACCCATCGATGAGAACCTGAACCCCGAGACGGGCGCGCGTCAGTTTACTTTTTACGAGTACACCTCGAAAGAGTTTCACGAGTTGGACCCTGAGCTCGTGTCGTGTAAGTACTTTGACTTGGCTTTTGACCCGCACCACGAGATTGAGGACTGGTACCAGATTGCAACACCCAATTTCCAGAAGGTTTTGGACTACCAGAAGTTTGACGAGTCCGTGTCGCGGTGGATTTACGTCTTCATGGGTCGTTTGTGCTATGACGTCAACGAGCTAGACGGGTGGCAGATTATCCCTTTCCTCAAGGGTATCGCACAGTCCGGTAAGTCGACCTTGATCACCAAGGTGGCCCGCAAGTTTTACGAGTGTGAGGACGTGGCAACCCTGTCCAACAATATTGAGAAGAAGTTTGGACTCCAAAGTATTTACAAGGGTTTCATGTTTATTAGCCCTGAGATCAAGGGCGACTTGCAGCTCGAGCAGGCTGAGTTCCAGTCTCTCGTATCTGGGGAGGATGTGAGTGTGGCCCGCAAGTGTGAGACGGCTGTGAGCGTCCAGTGGAAGACGCCAGGCATTCTAGGCGGGAACGAGGTGCCCAATTGGAAGGATAACTCGGGGTCTATTCTGCGTCGTTTGGCCACGGTCAACTTTGGCCGTCAGATTGCACCGGACGTGGCGGACCCACACTTGGACGACAAGCTCGAGCTCGAGATGCCTGCCATTCTGTGCAAGTGTCTACGGGCCTACCTGGACTATGCGCACAAGTACGCAGACAAGGATATCTGGAACGTTCTTCCGGCTTATTTCAAGCAAGTCCAGAACCAGATTGCGACCGTTACAAACGCGCTTCAGCACCTGTTGTGCTCTGAAAAGGTTCGGTTCGGCAAGGACCTATGTGTGCCTCAGCGTATCTTCGTGGAGCGGTTCAATCAGCACTGCAAGGAGAACATGCTCGGTACATTCAAGTTCAACCAGGACTTTTACGCAGGGCCTTTCAGTTCGCGTGAGATTGAGGTCCGGACCGAGTCCCGTATCTGGAACGGAAACTCGTACTCGTCTCAGCCCTTCATCTTCGGAGTCGACTTTGTTGAAAATTAAAATGTGTCTAAATATCAGTTATGAGCGTCAACGCGGCCGCCAGAAAGATCCAAGAGGCTTTCCGGCGGAAGCTTATTTTTACAAACAATCAAGGGACTTACAAAGCGTCCAAGGCTGTTATTACGGCCCAGATCGTCTCATTCAAGTTGCCGATCTTATGGGCTCGCGTGTTCGAGTCGGAGCCCAAGGGGTTCTCGGAGATTATGGGGTACACGGGGTCAGGCACGGTGCCCGTCGTACGATGGGATGCCAAGGAACACCGGTGGCTCGGGAGCGTTGCAGGGGTCAAGAAACTTGTCGCCAAGTACCGCGCTGTGACAATAGTCGTGTCCGATAAAGGATTTGACGTACTCGGCAAAGGCAACTATGAGCAGGCTCTCTTGGCCATCGTCAAGAGTGGGTGGGCTCCCAAGCTCCTCCTGAAAGCCCCGCCAACCTACAAAAAGATTGACGGCATGTTCAATATCAATCGACGGTTCGACTTGGCGAAACTTGAAAAAGAACTCAATAGTACCCCTGATTCGACCGCCCAATACAAGTCCGAGTTTGGCGTCAAGGCGGTCATTTGGAAACTCAAGACGGAAAAGTGGACGTACCAAATCTTCGAGAATGGAACCGTCCTCTTTACGGGTATAAAGAGCCCGAAGGACCTCGAAAAGCCCCGTGAACTGTTTACGCGGTACTTGCGTTTCATGATTGACCCCAGTGTGTTTCAGGGTGGAAAAGCTATGCTTCTGAAGCCCCGGAAGAACGCAGGGGCTGCGGCACGGGCGAGGGCTGCCAACAGGTACCCCCTGGTCGCCTCGTGGAACACCGTCCCGCCGCAGGGGTACTACGTGCGCCCGGGTCAGAACAACAAGCCCCGTCTGTACATGTGGGCCAAGATGGAGCGCCGCCCCGAACTCGCCCAACCCGTCCAGGTTGGTTACTTGAAACTCACGGCCAAGAACGCGGCGACGGTCGCCCGTCGGTTCAA